GATATTGATGGCGATAAGGCACAAACTAGAGTGCATCTTAATTACAGAGAAGAAGATAGTAATTTAGTAGAGTTGTGTGTTATGGAGATGTTAGATAACGACAAATTAAAGGACTTTATTTTAAAGGTAGTTGACCTGTACTACGAACAGGATATATAAACAATTAATTTTTTAACAATTATGATTAATGATTTAAAAGTAAGTGGTGAGATAAAGACTATCTCAGAAATCCAAACGGGAACTTCTAAAAAAGGTAACGAGTGGAAAAAGTTAGGTTTTTCTATAGAAACTCCTGGAGAGTATTCTAAAAGTGTCTATTTTACTGTATTTGGCGGTGAAAAGGTAGATAAGTTTATGGAGTACAATAAGGTAGGTCAAAATGTTGATGTATCTTTTAATATAGAATCAAGAGAGTACAACGAAAGGTGGTACACAGATTTAAGTGCTTGGAAGATATTAAAACTACAAGAACAACCTGCAAGTTCTACTCAGCAAAAAGAAGAAGAAAAAGAGTGGAGTAGTACAAGCGATGATTTACCATTCTAAATAATAAAAATAAAAAGGCATTGGTGATTGAGAGTTAAACCAAAATAATGATAGCTACTCTTTGTAAAATTTCAAAATAAAACCTATCAGCCTTTTTTTATTCTTAACCAAAAAAATATAATAATAATTTAAAAATGGCAAAAAGATTTACGAGTACAATGAAATGGAACGAGGATTGGTTTTTAGACCTTTCACTTGCAAATAAACTATTTTGGATTTATATTTGCGACAATTCTGATCACGCAGGAGTTTTTAAACCAAACAAAAGAGTGTTTGAGTTGTTAGTTGGTAGTAAAATCAACATAAAAGATTTCTTAGAAGTAGTTAATCGTGACAAGAATAGAATAATGGTTTTAGCTAATGGTAGGTGGTATCTTACTGGGTTTATAGAATTTCAATATGGACCAAAGTTAAACCCAAATAATAGAGTTCACAAATCTATATTAAAGGTTTTAATCGAAAACGATATAGAGTATCAAAAAGAACTTTTTGAGAACTTGGATAATATTGGTGCGGAGAGTCGGGGGGCTTTAGCACATCCTAGTTCCATCGCTGAAGCAATAGCCTATTTCAAAGATAAAGGTAGCAATAAGCGTGAAGCTGAACGATTTTTTTATTACTACGAGTCCCAAGGTTGGAAGGTAGGTAAAAATCAAATGAAGAATTGGAAAATGGCTGCTTCAGGGTGGATTTCTAGGAATAAAAAGGGTGAAATAGATTCTAGCTACTTTGATGACCAAATAAAAAGTATGAGGTAAGGTGGCTATTGAGTGTAAAATAATACCCGAACAAGATGTAGTTTCATATTGTATTGATAAATATCAAAATGGCTACACAAAAGGTTTAACGACAGGAATAAAAAAGTTAGACCCACACTATACTTTTAGAAAAGGAGAACTTACTATAATGACTGGTTTTGCTAATATCGGTAAAACTACTACACAACTTTTTCTTATGATGATGGCTTCCAAATTATATAATTGGAAGTGGTTAATGTATTGTCCTGAGAATGAACCTGTGGGTGATTTAATGATAGATATTGCTGAGATGTATTGTGGTAAGACAGCCGATAAAGATTATAGCGATAGGATAAATACTTCTGAGTTTTTAGAAGCGATTTTTTGGGCTTACGAACATTTTACTGTACTTGTGTTTAATGAAACCCCTACTGTAGAAAATGTTTTAGAAGTGTGTAGTGCGTGTTTAAAAGACAATAAATATGATGGAATATCAATAGACCCTTTAAATGATTTGAAGGCTACATCTAATAAAAATAAATACGATTACTACTATGACGCTTTAAGTAACATTAGAAGATTTATAAAGAAGCACAATGTTTTATTTTATTTAGTTGTGCATCCAGGTACTGCGGCAAATAGGTTAAGAAATGACGATGGTAGTCGACCTGCTCCGAATATGAGTGATGTAGAGTATGGTGCTATGTTTGGAAATAGGGCGGATAATTTTATTGTGTTTCATCGTAATCCACAAAGTGATAAGTGGAATGTTACTGAGATTCACGTTCAAAAAGTAAAGTTTCAAAAGTTAGTAGGAGTACCTACTCCTCAACCCGATCCAGTTTGTTTGTTTTATTCGTATAAGAAGCGTAGATTTGGTTATCTTAATGAAAATGGAACTTTAATAGACCCGATACAAGAAACTGTAAAGAAGACACCAACTAACGCAATATTTTAGATATGTTTAAAATAGGAACAGATTTTAGTGGTATTGGTTCTCCAGAAGCCGCCTTAAAAAGATTAGGATTACCTCACGAAAATATATTTGCTTGTGATATTGATAAGTTTGCAAAGAAAAGTTTTTTACAATTAAATAATCCTAATAAATTTTATGATGACATAACTACTAGAGATTATAAAGAAGTACCTCAATTAGATTTATATGTAGCGGGATTCCCTTGTCAATCTTTTTCAATGGCAGGTAAGCGAGGAGGTTTTGATGATGTTAGAGGTACTTTATTTTTTAATGTAGCAGAGTTTATAAAAGTAAATCAACCAAAGTGTTTTATTCTTGAAAATGTTAAAGGGTTATTATCACACGATAGTGGTAGAACATATCAAACTATTACGGATGTTCTTACTAATTGTGGTGGTACTTTAAATGGTCAAATAAGGCTTGATAATATAGAAGATGGTTTAGGTTATCATATTTATACTAAAGTGCTTAATACTAAAGATTATGGCATACCACAAAATAGAGAAAGAATATTCATTGTTGGATTTAAAGATTGGAAAGAGTTTAGATTCCCTAAAAAGATTCCATTAGAATTAAGGTTAAAAGATATATTACAAGATAATCCAAATAGTAAATTTTATTTATCAAATCAAAGAATTAAAACTTTAGAAAAAAACAAAAGAAGCATAGGTTTTACAGATACTGATAAAAAAAATGTTGCTAATTGTTTAATAGCATCTTATTATAAATTATTAACTGATGGTGAATATATTATAGTTCCTAAGAAATATTATTTAAGTGATAAGATGATTAAAAGTTTTTCTAAACATAAAGAAAGACATAAAGAAAAAGGAACAGGGTTTCAGTGGCAACCTAAAAATGGAGATGATATTGCTAATTGTCTTAGGGCAAATGCTGCTCTTTGTCCAACGGATAATAGTATTATTGTACATTCACTTTTTCCCCGATCAAGTAAAACAGGTAAGGGTGGCACAGGGCATTTAAGTAAAGAGGATGGCACTACTTATTGTTTAGACACAAAAAATACTCAAGCTATTGAGATTATTGGTGGTACACAAAAAAATGCTGCTAGAATGTTTGATATATCTCCAACACTAACTACAGCTATGGGAGATGGTGGTGGTCATATACCTATACATAATTATAAAAATAAAATCAGAAGATTAACACCTTTAGAATGTTGGAGATTACAAGGGTTTACTGATGAAGAGTTTTATAAGGTTGAGAAAGTAAATTCAGATACACAACTTTATAAACAAGCAGGAAACTCTATTACAGTTAATGTAATGGTAGAAATATTAAGAAAGATATACGATAAAAGTGAGCAAGCTACTTGAACGCTGCATAATTTTTTTAGAATAGAATTATATTTTTAATTTCAGATTTAAATTTGATGTTCTATTCTAAGAGTTCTTGTGAAGGGGGAGGGGTTAAATGATTTGATCGTCAGTAGGCTTTTCCCCCTTACTTTTAATTAATTAAAATGTAAAGTGAACGCAAAAGAGTTAGATTTACTCGATAGATTTGGTACAAAGTATGATGTGAAGTACGAACCGACTAATAATAATTTGTCTAATTGGGATTTTACTTACGAGTCTGACGATAAGAAATACTATTGCGAGATGAAACAAAGAAATTTTACTTTACAAGAAGCAAAAGATAAATATCCAGGTGGATTAATTTTAGAGATGCACAAGTACGAAAGGATATTAAGAAGAACAAAAAATGAAAAGTCGGCACAAGGGTTGTACTTTAATTTTTTTAAGTGCGATACAGCACTTGTGTTTAATTTAAATAAGTTAAGGGTAAATAAGTGGGTTTGGAGAACGATGCCTGAGTCTACAGAATTTAACAGAAAAAAGTATATTTATAAATATATTACATTTATACCTTATAATGTCGGAAAATTGTTTTATATTTGACCAAATTCTTTTTGTTCATTGTGACATAATGATTTTTTTGGTTAGTTAATAAAAAGGATGTCTTTCACGAGATGTCCTTTTTTTTTGTACTTTAGCGAAACTATGATGAAAAATAAAAATATATTTCTACACGAAAAGAAAAAACACACTGGCAATGTAATAATTGACAAGTTTGGTGGAAGTCATAATTTGTACTATAAAGATTTAAGGTCTAAAAAAATGAAAATAGTAAAAGAAAGAGAAAGCCAAGGTTTTGTGGTTAAAGATGTTTGGGAATTAATGTTTGGAGAAAACGAACCATATAGACGTAAACTATGAGTAGTGTAGAAAAGAAAGTTTGCCTTAGAATACTTGATAGAGCCGAAGTAGGTAAAAAGAAGTATGGTCATCCACAAGGTATGGATAGAAAAGATTTAACTAATTTAGAGTGGCTTAGACACGCACAAGAAGAGGCTATGGACTTAGCAGTCTATTTAGAAAAGTTAATTCGTATAGAGGAAGGAAAAGAGTCTACTCCTGAATCCAAGTGTCGGGGATGTACTTGTCAGCCCACTTAATTTTGTGTTTATCGCACCAATCAGCATAAGTAGTTCTACTGTGCTTGTTTAATTTATTTTTGTATCTCATAAACACCATTCTTATATCTAAGTCAGGATGTTGCTCTATTACAAGTAACATTTTTTTCCTGTCTTTTGCAGTAAACCTTCCTTTTAATTCAATAATGATTCCGTTTGGTAATATAACATCAGGTATATATTTTCGTTGTTCGGTAATCTCATAATGAAGATTAATTGTTTCATAGTGAAATGGTACTTTAGCCTTATCAAGCCTACCACAAACATCTTGCTCATATTTACTTCTATATCTGTTTCGGGTTGTTCTCATCGTGTGTCTTTTTATTGTGGTGCTTGTGACAAAGACCTTGAAGATTTCTTTCGTCTAATTTAGCACCTCCCATTTTAATAGGAACTATGTGATCGACTACATCAGCTTGGGTTACTATATCTTCTTTTAAACAATGAACACAAAGAGGGTTTTTATTAAGAACAATTTGTCGCAACTTTCTCCAAGGAGTTGTGCGGTAAAAAGAAGTATCTCCACCCCAAGACTTATTCTTTTCCTTTTTAGTTCTTTTATCTCTAGGTTTAGGTAAGTAAGGCACTAAATAAATTATTTTCCTTTAGATGACCCTCCAAAGAAGAAATCAATTATAGTGTTTACTTTACTTGACATAGCACCGAATACAGTTGATATAAAACCAATTTCGTAATCAGATAGTTCAAGTGTGTTCATTACAAAGTATTTAAACATCGTATAAGATAAGAAAAAATAAGCACCAGTAAATATGATGGCTAGAACTTTTTGAATGACGCTGTCATCGCTAAACATCGTTCTTGCACTCTTTCTATCTTGAACCTCAAGGGCAAACATTTCCTTTTCGTGGTCTTGTACAACCTTCTTGAATTGTTGTTTAAGTTGTTCTCGTTCTTCATCAGTCGTAACTACTTCGTCTATAATAGTAGATGCTTGACCTACTAAAGATTTAATAATGTTTTTTATCATTATAATATTATTATATCAGGTGCGTATTTATATGCTGTATCGCCTTCATCGTCTTTGTAAGCTATAAGCACACTTTTTCTATTTTCTTTTTTCCTTAAAGATAAGTGAATCCAAGAATAATCAAATTCATTAATCATTTGGTCAAAATCTAAACCACTTTCTATAATCCAATCAAATATTTCTTTATTACACATTTGACCATCTTTCCAAAATTGCAGGTCAAGTGCTTCGCCTTTACAATGTTGCGATTTAGAACTACCACCAATAGCACGATTAAGTGTCGGGGAACGATAACCGCTAGTGATCCGAATAGCACCCAACTGGTCACGCATAGGCTGTATAAGATTAGATATAAGCCTTTGCAAATTTTCCAAATGTTCTTTTCTAGGCTCATTATCTATACTTAATCTTTTTGCTGTATTACTTCGAGTAACTTCTGATAATACAAAGTTTTTACTTAACCTCATTATTATAAATTATATATTTTTCTTTTAACTTCTTTTATATCTTGATTAATTTTTTCAATATCTTTTTCAATCTCTTCAAATTTTTCTAGTAGTATTTGATTTTTTAAATCAAGTTCAATTCGAGTTATTGTAGGTTCTGTAATTTCAGGCAATCTTTTTGCTTCTTCTATATCCGATTGAAGGACAATGTACTCTCCTACAAGAAGGACTAAACTTGCTCCTACTGCAAAAAAAGTTTTTATACTTATTTTAAAAGTTTGGTCTTGTATTTCTTTTTCTTCTTTTTTTACCGCCATTTTTTTACCTCCTTAATTATCTTAATTACAGTAAAAATAAAAGCAGCCCCTAAAGATAAAACTTGTAAACCTTCGTGTATATCTGTTAAAGAAAGTGATAATGCACCTGCGTTAGCTAATATTATTTCGATAGTGTCTTTATCCATAATAATTTTTAATGTTACATTTTTAAACAAAGGGTAGGCACGATAATCGAAAAGGTAGCGATAAGAAAAGACTATCGCACCCCCCTTTTATGAAACCTTTACAGTTCCTCTATTATTCCATAATAACCCTGAAGTTCTTGGTGCTGAAGTAGGTAAATTACTTGCATCAATTTCAGTAGCTATCTCGTTACTTTGTATATATCTACGCAATTCGTCTATATCGTTTTGCATTAATTGTAGTTGATGTAATAAAGCCGCTTCGGGTGGGTATTGAGTTAAATCAACGTGCTTAGAGTTAGTGTAACTATCTCGCATTTCACTTAAATCACTACCAGTTTTATTGTGTATTCGTCCTGATTCTTTACTTGCTAATGCCATATTAAATATTTGCTATTGTAACTTTACCACCATAAATTTTTTCAGATGATGTCTGTACTAATTCTAATAAAATATAATTTGTTGTTGTTGCATTTATATCTACAATATCAATTTGAGTACCAACATTACCCAAACCTTTAGTTGTCATAATGTCGCTATTAATATTTGCTTCAAAAACTATAATTGCACTTGTATCACTTCCATACACATCAACTAAAGTTGCTTTTTTTCCAGTTGGTATCTTAATTGATGCGTACATTTTATTTGTTGAAAATGATTCTAAAAATCTTCTACCTGTAGTACTATCGTCTATCATTATTGGTCTACCCCCATCATCAGGTATAAAATCACTAGGAAGAATTTTAATTTCTGTAGCACCATCAACTAAAGTTCCTGCTACATTTAAATCACCTAATATATTTGTGATGTAAGTAGCTAAACCAATTTCAACAGTTCCTTTAGTTGCTGTACCACTTGTGGAACTAGATACTCCAGGTTGAATAGTTACACTTCCACTTTGTGAATCCCCGCTTTCAGTTGCAGCAGACCCACCTCTTATAATAATATTTCCTGAAGTAGCATCTCCTGAACCATTTTGTAATAAATCTCCTGAAAATAAAGAAACCGCACCCGAAGTAATATTACCCGAACCTTGATTCTTTAATTCTCCTGATTGAGTAGTTACAAGACCCGTAATTCTATTATTAGAATCATTTGGTATAGATTCGCCTGAACTATCAAAATCAGTTCCTTCACCCATACCACTATAAAAC